AGAAATATGGATACTTGTTATGAAATGGAGTCTTACAAAGAAATGAAAACAGAAAACGAGACTATGGAATGGATCTGTAAATCTGAGGGCAAAGGTAAAGAGTTTCAAGACTGGTATGAAAAAATCTGTATTAGTATCGAATCTCAGGAGGATTAATCTCCTTTGAGGATGTACAGGTATGAGTAAAGAATTAGTAGGTTATTGTGGTGTGGATAGTGGCCTTATTTGGCTAGGAGATCCTTGTTACATAAAACACCATCCGGAACTGAATGATGAATCTAAATGGCAAGAATTTTGTGAGTCATTAAGGGACATGAATTTACCACAAGAAGCTTACAGTGGGGTTCTTACCAGTACAGGATGGGGGGATGGAGAATATCCAGTCTATACCACAAAAACCAAAGATGGAGACATTAAGAAAATAGAAATTGTTTTCATTACAGATGAAGATGAAAAAGAATACTATGATGAAGATGAAGATCCTGAGGATGTGATAGGAAATTTCCAAAATGTCTAACGACTTAGAAGTGATGCAAAACGAACTATTTGAGATAGTCGGTCAAGCTACTTTGTATCTGAACCGTAATGGCATGAGGTTTGATGCTGTACACGACCTAATAATTCAAACAGTTGAGGATTCATTCTTACAGATGAAAACAGTATTAGAAAAAGAGAGAGAAAATTGAATGAAAAAATCCAAAGTCTCACATGGGATCTAATTTGTATCAAAGCTGACATTGACTTTGAGACAAATCCGGACAAAAGAGAACACGCCCAAAAACTAGAGCAAGCTGTACAGGAATTAATGAAGTGATCCTAGAGTTTATGGGAGATGAACGAATACCCTATATCGTTTTTATCTCAATGCTAATAGGATTAGACTTATTTCTTTTAAGACGTATAGTAAAAAAGGAGAAAGAAGAATGAAGTATCTCAAAAAAATGACCTTTGAGGAATGGGAGAGATTTAATGTTCCAGCTCATACAGATAGGCCATCTGTAAATACCCGACAGGAGATTCTACTGCAAAAGTACAAGATAATTATCATTGGTCATACCACAAAAAAGCACGTTTGGGTTAGGTATCCAGAACATAAGAGGAGACATAGAGTAAGAATACCCCCCCTATTTGAGCAAAGTTTTACTGAAAAACTAAAGGAAATTCCTAAACATATTACTCAAGAAAACTTTGATAAAGGAATGAAAAAGTTTGATAATGGAATGAATCAGTTTAACAAAGCTGTACAAACTTTTTCCAGTGGATTAGGGGAGTTTGAAAAAGAAGCCAAAAGAGATCAAGATAATCTCAAAAAACTTATGGGAAAATCAAAAAAATCTCAAGTAAAAATATGGTCAGATAAGCCAAAGAAAACTAGAAAAAGAAAACGTAAAACTAAATCGGATTCATGGGATCAACATGAAAGGAACTTGGAAAAAATATGGGGGGATAAAAATTGAGTTGGATTAATTGGGCTTATCATGGGAGACATTGTAAAAGATGTAAGCAGTCCATTACAGTTTATCCATGTTGTTATTGTGGGTTTAACTACAAGCCTTAAACTTGAATATACAGTGGTTAGATACCTCCTCTAGCCACTGAAAATAATTCCAATTAGGAGAGGTAGTTAGATCAATGTTTGTGGAATTTGCGTAAATTACCTCCCTTTCTTGATAAGAAGTATGGGCTTCATCACAATTATTTCTCATATAATGTATAGTATCAGCTAGTAACATCTCCCATTTTTCAGCGTTGATAGTTGCGTGTTTACAGTTATCGACATAACGATCATGGTAAATTACCCTGCCAAAGTCTCCTACTTTTTCATATACTTGAACAGTTTTGGCTTTTTGATAAGTAGTTCCGTTAATTACAAAATCAACTAATTCATATTTTGAATCTACTGTCATGTCATTCTGTACAAAATAAGTATCAAAGTTAGACTGTATTGTAATGGTCTTTACTCTCTCAGCCATGCCTTGAGGTGGATCAATAAAGACTCTCAACTCATCATCAAGATCATAGTATCTCCATGAGTTATCTATTGGAGCTTTGTCCCTGTAAAAATATCCATTCTCATCCGTTGTAAATTTTCCTGAGATATTTGTATCTGAGGTATCAAGTATTACAAGCTGTTTGTATGTTGGACACTCAGAACTAATACCATTTTCCGAAGCTGTAATACAGGTATTGGATAATCTTACTGCAACATTCTTAGCTAAATTTGAAGTATCAAATTTTTTTGATTCTATTTTTGAGGAGGATAAAATTTTCTCCAGTTCGTCTATTACTCTTTCTTGTTCTGATTTTTCATTGAGTAAAGAAAATAATTTTTGTCTAGCTTCTTTGTATTCTGTCTCGGCCTGTACAACTTTATCTTCAAGATCCATTACCTCCTGAATTGAATCCCATGACTCATTCTTTTTTGTCTCAGCTTCCTTTAGTTCTTTTTGTAAGTTTTCAAGATCATCTGATTTTTCATTAATGATATTTCTTTGATCAGATATTGCCTCAACTAAATCATCAATTTGCTCTTTAGCATTTTCAACCGATTCCTCTAATTCATTATACTCCTCTCTAGTAATACCTGAAGCCTCAGGAATACTAAATGTAACATAAAAAATTACCAAAAGAATTGATAATAAAATTACCCATACCCAAGTATTGATCTTAAAGGCTTTTCTAACGACAGATTTAATCACGCCATAGTATCTAAAATGTACTGATATTTATTTAGAATTGCTCTTTTACTCTTTGAAGTGATGATTTTAGATAATGGTCTTGCGTTATCGAGGGTTTTGCATGACGTAAATGCTTTGATATTGTATGTATCTCAAATGGTTTTCCCTCAATATTAGTTTGAACCCCATCCATCATATCCTTACCTATTGACTTTCTAAAAATATGTCCTACAGTTTTTTCTCCAGTCTCGCTTTGTGGAGTTGTCCATGCCTCAATATCTAACATCTTACCAAGTCTCTTTAACCAAACATAGAAAGTAATGTATTTTAGTTCAGGGAAAACCCTGCCCGATTCTTTTGTATTAACCCATGCTGCAAGTTCCTGATGAAAAACTCTAGGAATTAATGCCTGATCATTTTCTCTTGTTTTGGTATGACCTAAATGAATAACTCTATTCTCAAAATTAAAATCCTTTTTTTCTAATCGTATTGCCTCCATTGGCCTCAAAGCTGACCAATACATTATCTTAAACAAGAATCTAACATCATTGTTTTTCCACTTTCTTATTTTTAAATCGGGTATTGCTTCTAAAACTCTGATAAAATCATCCTGATTCATGTAATTATTTGTTGAGTTCAACTAATCTTTAATAGAAATTGTAATGTTTAAACCTTTTATTCGTGTACAGGATTGTCAAAATATGAAAAAGAAAATTAGAGTTAGAGGCTCAAGCAGATCAGCTTATTACAGAACAATAGACGTACCTGATACCAAAAAGAAAAAGTAGTTAATCTATTCTCACAGTAAAAATACATTCGTTATCAGAGTGTCTTGCTTTTCCTTTTTCCTTATTGACAAATACCCCACAGTTATGACAGATGAAAAACATTAATCATTCCAACTCCATAAATTTATGCCTATGGCATTTGTCGTCTAACCAAGAATCCCTATCAACTCGAATAATATCAACTGCACAGTCAATACAAACACCGTAACAGCCTCTCCAATCATTAAAATTTAGAACTGGTTTGTTGATAAATTTTAAAATTGGTTTGTCAAACATTAGTCCACCACACAACTTTCTCCACAGTAATCTTCATTGACTTTAACAGGACTATCAAACCATGATGCCAAAGTTTGTTGATTTTCAATATCATTAGTTGATACCTTGTTTCCCCATCTATTGAAATATGTAAGACAAACTAATTGTTTTTGAATTGCAGTAAGTTTATCTTTTAATGTAGGCTCATGGTACATTCTATACCAATTTGCTATCTGACTATCAGTAAAACCAGTTGATGTTTTAAGTTGAGATAACTTCTTAACCATCTCTTTTTCAAGCCACTTGATAGTATCAAAAGCTAATCGGTCATATTTTTCCATAAGTTTTAGATCCCATTCTTCAGCATGAGCTCCACAATAACATTCTCCAGAACGATTTAACCATTCATAGACTGGAGTTTTTTCTAAATCATTTTCAATAAAATAGTCCCATAATTGAGATCCATTTTTGTACAAAAATGGTTTGACATAAGGAAGTCCTGAGTTAAAATCAAGTGGTTTCTTTGTATATTTTTTTATCTTATTTCTCATACGAGATTCTTTTTTTCTGACTCCAGAAATAAAACAAGCGTTTTCTCCAGATTTTATTTTTGGATGGAGAAAATAATACCAAGTGTGCATCTTTAGGTATCCCATCCACATAGAATGATTACCGGCAAAAGCAAAACCAAACCTCATAGCAATATTATAGAATCGTTCTTTTTCACTAGCCCAAGTCATGTGAATTTTCCATCCTCTTTTTTTAGCATAATCTACTACAAACTTTCTAGTAGCAGTTGCTCCCAATCCAGTGTTAGTAAAAACTATACCAGCAAATTCCTCAGGATAATTTTTTGAGATAAAGTCAGCCACACATACAGAATCTTTGCCTCCTGACATTAAGACATAAAATCTATTATATCCGTATTTCTGCATGACCTCACTCATAATTTCTTCAGGAGTTTGAGGCTCAGCCCATACCCAATCAGGAGTTTCTTGCGACATATCTTCTCCTATTTCGTTCACTATATCTTCTTTGACTGCAATCATCACAATAAAGTTTTAGACCTCTATATGGGAATGGGTTTTTACAGTCAGGGCATCTTAGGGCATCAACGTGCCTATTTCTTCTGCATTTAGGACACAATCTATTTTTGTTAAATTGAGTTGATAACCTATCAAGATCATATTTACTCAGCTCAATTTGACAATTATAGTTCATACAAATTACAGGAGAGTTAATTATCAGGCTCATTCCCTAATCCCCATTTTTTTGAGCTTGGCTTTAAGATAATCTCTTGTTTTGAATCTTGCTACACACTGGCATCCGTCAGAACAATAGAATTTTCTAGTATCAGAAATAATCTTATCGCATACAACACAAAAACGTATGACTCGCCTACCTCTTTTCTTATTTGCTCTAGTGTATCGTTCCTTTGTTTTCTTTGTTGAACATGATTTGCAGTATTTTTGATTTGGATTGTATTCAAATTTGTTACCACATTTAGGTACACAGCAAGGTATGTATCGTTTCTTTGTTGAACATGATTTGCAGTATTTTTGATTTGAATTGTATTCAAATTTGTTACCACATTTAGGTACACAGCAAAGTCTTAACATTCCGGATACCTCCTGACAAATACTTTGTATTTTCCGTTACACGCTTTGAGTTTGTCAGTTACATTGAAAACAAAAACTATTGCGTTATGAGTTTTTAGGAACTGGTCAATAGGTTTTCTATCAGCCCACTTGTTTGTTTTCATCTGCAAAAAGAATAACTGATCTCGACCCCAACACATACCATCAAAAAGATTCCATAGATCAGTGGCGTAATACTTGCCATTTTGCGTATAAACTATGTCGTTTCTAGCAGTATGTGGCTTGAACCATATTTGATCATACCCCATCTCTAACAAATAATCCTTGACCATTTGGTTAGATGTTCTCATGCGTTGTCTATTGTTCATAATGCTCCTCCATGTGTTCTCCTAATTCGTGGACAGTTTTTTGACATAGGATACACCAGTTGTTTTCCTTACGCCTCCTAAAATCCATGAATTTTTTAGCTTTGAATTTATCTCCAATCTCAAGCTTGCTATCCTTGCAGGGCTTACAGTATGGTTTTTGAATACTGAGTTCATCCCAATACTGAGCATAATTTTGATGGCATTGAGAACATCTCAAGAGGGGATTATCCCCCCTTGAGAATTAAAGTCCGGCAGCCAGTCTTGTCTTAAAGTTCCGACAAGTATCAATTTAGAGCATCTCCATGAAAAATTATTTTATGAAACAAATATTTTGTCAGAACTCCAGAATCATCAAAAAATTCTTTATCACAAAGTTCACAGTTCATGAATACTTGCCTCACCTTTACCTAACTTAACCACAGTTTTAGAAAAAGAAAGAGGGAGTTCCCCTCTCATTTTCCAATATGTTAAGGGACTGTTACACATCAGTAACCCTCCCCAATGTCACTTCATCATTTTCAGCCCTTAACACATTGAGCTCCTTTAGAGAATGACGAGAGGTAAAGAGAAACTCTTTGGCCTCCCAAAATTCCTCATCCTCTAACTCAGGATCTGAAAGCATCATCATGCTTTCTCTCCTGCATCAACAAGCTCGAAAAAGTCTTTTCCAGATTTTGATTTACTGGTAACACATTTGACTTTTCCAGTGAACTTACCTGTATTGATGGCCTCTCTCAGTTTTGACTGAGACAGTTTGTTCACTATTGCGATTCTTGTTGTATGGAACTTGTTATGAAACTCTCCGTCAATATCAAAATTCTCAACGGTAGTTATCTTAACGCCTTTTGTAGTCTCATCTTGTTGAGTATAATCCGAATCTTCAATGAATTTCATTGTAAATTCCTTATCGCCCAATTTTGCTAATGAGACTGAATCGCCTTTTTCTGCATAATCTGACAAACTCATTTTTTTCTAAACACCTCCTCTTACATTATCTGCAAGTGAAATTGTGTGAGATTTGTCTTTGGCATAAACCTCTCTGATTCTTCTATTCATCTCACTGTTGCTGGTCATTCTTTTTCTCCTCCTCAAATATCCAATCTATTGTTCTGATCATGCCTTGTAAAAACTGACCGTCAGTTGCTAGATTACAGTTGGACAAAGAATCTTGTAGTTCAATCTTGAACTCTTTGATTTGTTGTTCTGATTTCATTTTGTAGAATTCTCCAATATCGTTCTTACAAATACCGACAAAGGTACTGATCCTCTCTTTTCGTTTAGTTTGGTCAATGTATCATCATTTACCATAACTTGTATTCTATTCATAATAGTATGAAATAGTATGTACTATTTAAGAGTATGTTTTTTTGATGGAAAACCACGATAACAAACTTCTACAATAAATGATCCAAAGAATCCAGTTATGGCTACTAGAACTAATCCCTCTACTACAGCTTCCAAAATCCTACTTTGAATGTTTGAGGCTTTGCCTTTTTACCTTTACGTTCTGCTCTCCTTACTTTCTTTGAACCAGTAATGATAGTTTCTCTTTTGATAAGTCCCTCTATATCATCAAGTTTTACGTTACCGATAAACTCTACTCTCTTTCTTTTCTTTGAATCTTTCTTTTGTTCTTTTTTCTTTTGAACATCAATAGGAGGTAATATAGCTGGAGGTATTCTTTGTCTTAATGGAGGAGTGTTTGGAGCTTTGAAAGCTAATCGTGCTTTTGGTTTTCGTAATGATTTTGGTCTTGCTAGTTGCCTTACTTTTGGTTTTTGTGGAGTAGGAGACTTTAATGCCTGAGGTTGTTTCTGATCCAATGCCTGAGATATTTTCGTATCAAGTTTTGAAGAAATTCTTGTATCAAGTTTTGAAGATATTTTCGTATCAAGTTTTGAAGAAATTCTTGTATCAAGTTTTGAAGATATTTTCGTATCAAGTTTTGGAGATACAGAGGTGGAAATTTTTGTTGATGAAACACTACCTAAACGTGATATTGATTTTGCAGAAATAATATTACTTACTTTTGGAACTCCAATATTTGTATTAAGTTCCGGTTTTCCTTCTGGAACAAGTCTAGTATATTCAGTTTCAACTACTACAGTATCTCTAGCATACACTCGTCTAGGTTCAATCTTCTTTCTTTTTAATTTTGGATCAGTTGCAATAATTGTAACTTTGGTTTTTTCATCCTTTGTCTTTGAACCTACAGTAGCACTTTCTGAAATTTTTTCAGGTTTTTGGGACTTTGGTAATACCTTTATTACAGTCTCAGGTTTTTGAATCTGTATTGTTGTTTGTCCTGAACCTCTAATGTTTTGTATAGTACCACCATCACTTCTATCTCCAAAAGTTGTACTAGGAGTTCTTTCTTTATCCATCTTACTTTGATCTTTTCTTCTGTCCTTTGATTGTTTTTGTATCTTATCAAGTCCTGTATCTTTTCCTTTCATTATTCTTTTAAGATCAGTCCTAGCACTCTTTCTCATCTTTTCTTCTTCTGCTATCATCTTGACTATTTCACTAAGCCTACCTTTTGATGAAGCTCTGGAAAACAGTTGTTTGTCCTTTGGTCGTGTATCTCTAAATGCTCCCTCTAAACTATCTTGGAAATATCTAAATGGTTTTTCTCCTTTTCGTGAAAAGAGATAATTTTTCTTGATAGGTTTTGACCAGCCTAAATTAGTTTGAGTTGATTTGAATCTAAACATATCTCTGGGGTTTAGAGATTTTGGAGCTTTAGATGGGATAAATTCTCCTACAGGCTGGAATCCTTTTCTTATAGGTACAGATTGGCCTAGATTGATTGTTGATTTTTGGAATTTGGATAAGGCTTGAAGATCAGGTTTGGCCGGAGATATAGATGGAGCATAGTCTCCTATACCAACAAAACGTTTTCTATTTTGTCTAATTTCCTTAACAGCCTTTTCAAGTCCGGTTACTTTGTTTTGGAAATTAACAAAGGCTCTTTCTCCTATTGCCTGAGTTGGATACCTTAGTAATTTTGGTTTAAGCTCTGATGATTTTAATCCCTCTCTAAATCTAGTTTCTTTTGTTGCACTAGAACCATAAAATGCTTCATAGGTAGGATCTCTCCTAAACTTGTTTCTCAATGATTGGTTGGTTTCAAAAGGTACTACTGCTTTTGGTTCAGTAGATCCATCCCCCAATACTTTTAACATATATTTTTTAGTTGAACTTAATTCAGTTTTAGCTCTTAAAATTAATGGATCAACTCTTTTTGAGATGGCAAATTTTGTATCAGTCAAACCACGACTATAAGATAACACAGCTTGTCGTTTTAGAATACCTCTCTTTTGTCTAAGATCATCCAGTCCTAATCTAACTCTATATTTTACATCTAGTAAACTCTGAGGGGTTTTGAATTGAGAGGGTTTGAAGTTAAGATTTACATTACCAGTTCCTTTGATTGTTGGATCAATGTCTCGTTTCAATCCAGTTATGAAATTATTTTTTGCCTTTATCAAAGTCTTTTGAGCCTTTGTTATTTTTGCTCTCTGCTCCATTATGAAAATCTGAGTTCTGTATTTGGCATTTAGAATACTTGATCTTACTGGTTGGAATGTACGTTCTAATGGAACTTGAGCTCTGAATATTCCCTTACTAATACCTACTTGAGACTGAGTTTTCAAAAATCCGGCCTGAGTTCTCAAGTCCTGAACAAATAACTGAGTTCTGTATTTGGCATTTAGAATACTTGATCTTACTGGTTGGAATGTACGTTCTAATGGAACTTGAGCTCTGAATATTCCCTTACTAATACCTACTTGAGACTGAGTTTTCAAAAATCCGGCCTGAGTTTTCAAGTCCTGAACTCTTAATCTAAACTGATTACTTAGATCAGTTACAGATTGTGGGACTGGTACAGATGGGATTCCACTTCTTACCTTATCCTGAAATTTAAAAGCAGTAATTTTAGATTGTTGAACAAAACTTCTAACCGGTCTTACTATTGGATTAAACTTTTGAACTACTTTGGCAGTAGTTGGAGTTACCTGTCTTAATTTTTCAACTACAGTTTGAGCTGTAGTTCTAACAGTATAAGGTACTACTCTCTCCTTACCAAAAGGATTAGGAGTAGGCTGTTGGAAAACATTATCTCCATATTTTACAATAGTTGGTTCTGTTTTTACAAAGGCTTTAGCTGGAGCATATTCTGTAGCTAATTCCTTAGCTACTTTTGCAGTCGGTTTGAGTAATGATTTTAACCCAAAACCAGTAACAAGTTTGACAGGTTTTTTAAAAATTGATCCTACTGATCTAGCATCAAAAAATACTTGAGGAGCTAATACAAGTAACTGAGTTCCGGTTTGAACCCATCCTTGTTTCTGTGATTGTTTATATGCTCCCTCAACAAAACTGGTTACTGCTCCTCCTATAACAAAAGGATCATCTCTAACTTCAAGTCTTGGTACACCTAAACTCGTTGGTATCCATTTACTATCTTTAGATAGTTGTTCATATCCGGCTGACTCTAAAGTTTGAATAGGCATTGTTACAGGGCGAGTAGCTTTTGGTTGCTCAACAAGTGGTAGTAATGATTGTTCCATACCGGCTCTAGTTGGATTGATTAAATATTTGTCAAGTGCCTTACCACCCTCAGTAATGGCATCCAGTCCCAATGCAATAGTAGTACCAGTTGCAGCAACTAAGTTTAATCCAATGTTATCAGGATCTTTTTTGAGTTTTTCCTGAAGTCTAGTATTCTTTTCATCAGCAAATTTGTATATTTCTTGATATGGTATGATTACTCCGTCTTTTGCAGTAAGTGGTAATTTCTTTTGTTCTTGAGCCAAATATTCTTCAGCTTGTTTCTTATTGGAAAACTCCTTAACCTCTCCAGTTGCCGGACTTGTAGCTTTCCATATCATGTCTTGAGTAGCAAATTGTGATAATGATAATGGAGTTTGAACTGACTCAGCCTTAGGCTGACTTGTTCTCTGAATAAATTTTTGAGCAGTAAGATAATCTTTGAATGTTCTGTCTTTAGGAGATTTTACAGTAAGAGTTACTCCCCCCTCTTTGTATGTAGTTTCCTTTGTTGTAATTACAGTAAATCTACCTTGAGGGACTGGAGATCCTTGTATTGGTTTTCCATCCTGACCATATCCAATAAATGATCTTTGTTCTACTGGTATGAGATAAGGGGCTACAAAGTTTTTCTGATTAACAGATTTGTCCACAGATACAGGCTTTGTATTTGTTTGAATTTCTCTAAACCCAGTTCCCAAAATATCTGAACCGGCTGGGGTATAACCTGTTTTTGTAGGATCTGCATTAATTTGATTGGCGTAATTTATTGCAGCACGTTCTGAAAAAAATCCTTTATCTCCAACTACAAAAGGAGTGTACCTTGCCACTTCTTGAGGTTTGTTTAATTCAGCAAAAGCTTTCATAGCTTTTTGTTCTTGTTGAGTAGCTGAAAGCACTCCTTGTTTTCTAGCCTCAAATCTTTCTTCAGGAGTTCTTGGTTTGGATGGCTCTGCGAGTTGGGATGTTTGAGTAACTAATACAGGTTGGTTCAAAATCATATCCATACCTCCGGCTGGTACATTTGGATCTAGTCCGGCAGCTTTGAGTTTTTGTTCTCTTTCATATTTTGCTATTTGTTGTTGCCTATCTATTTCTGCTTGACCGGATGCAACGTAACCAAAAGCCCTAGTCTCATAAGTGAAACCTTTTCCAAAGTCCTGAGCTTTCTCTGCAGTTCCGGAAGCAACTGGAACACGACTAGCTACATTCGTACCTATGGTTAAAGTACCTGAAACCATAGTACCACCTCCAAGTCTTTCCATCTCTTTATCTATTGCAGATTGAATCTGTCTATTACCTGAAGCTCTTAACGAAGCTGACATACGTTTTGCTAATTTTCTATTCCTATCTTCAGCTTGTATCCTTGCGTTCCAATCAGCTTGAGAGCCTCCCATAAAAGCAAATTCAGCTTTACTATAAGCACGATTAATTGATGAACCCTTACCAATACTTTGAGCTCTACTGTATTCTCTTAAAGCACTTGAAACAGCTGAAGTCATGTAAGGTTTGGCTAGTCCTCTTGATGAAACAAAATCAGTATTACGATAATCCCATACTGCTTTTCGATAAGCATATTCATTTCCGGCTGAAGTAATTGCTGATCTAGCTTGTGATTCAAGTTTTTGTTTTGCTTGGTATTGTGCTACAGCCCCTGCTTTTCGTTCTTGAGTCTTTGATAACTGTATTTGTAAATTTTTAATTTCCTGACCAATATTTCTTAATTCGTTTTGTTTGTTTTTTACTTGATCAGATTGATTCATACTAGTTCGTAACCCAGCTAATTGTGATTGAAGAGCTTGCACTTTTTCAGCCCTACCTCTACTTCCACCATAAGCTCGCATACGGACTTGTTCATTATGAAGTTCCTGACTAACGTTTCTTATTTGTGAGGCAATTTGCCCTTTATCAATAGCAACATTTGGTACACTTCTTTTAGAAACTTGTTCACTTTTACGTTGTAAAGATTTGATTTGATTTTGATATTGAGTAATCTGAGAATCATAACCACTCCATCTTGATTGTTGTTCTTTCTTTTTTCTTTCAGCTTCTTGAGCTTGCCAAACTTTTAGATCAGCCTCGTATTTTTCTTTGGCTTTTTTATTTTCTTCTTCAACTCTAGCTTTCTCAGCTTCATAAGCTTTCAAATCAGCTTCATATTTTGCTACATCCTTACGGTATTGTATATCATCTTGAATCTGTTTAGAACGATTGACCTGAGATGCATCCTGAGCTAATACCATAGATTATCTAATTGTTCAAGAATTAAATACTTTTAACACGCCTACTATGTGTGAATTTCTGTAAATGTAAAGAACATGACTGCGAGGGGGGAAAATGTATTGCTGTTTGTGATTACTGTTTCTGGAATACAGATTGATAAAACTTGTCTAATTCCTTGACAACACTCTCAGGTTTATGAAAACTAGGTAATCCGTACTCAAGAGCCCCATCCCATCTAAGAACACCTAGTCCCATGTTTAATGCCTGAAGTCCACATACAGAATGAGTGGGTATTAGTTTTCCTTTGATGAATGGTATGTCAGCATAATATTCATACTGCTCTAGTTTCTCATGGAATTTCTCATAAGGAATTGCAGTAGCATATCCTTTTACGTTCTCTTGAAACTCATAGTCAAAATCCTTTGTAAGATATTTGTCAATCTCTTTAGACTTTGTTTCTGCTTTTAATGACGTAAAACACCTATTGTTTGTTTGTGGTTTTCTTTGTTTAAACAGATCAGTATCAATCGGATTTGGAAGATAATAGGGCTGTTTCTGATAATCATATTCTAATAGATCAGGAGTACTGACTAATATAAGATCAACGAGTGATTCAAGTTTTGCTCGATAACTATCAATATGCTTATCACGAATTAAAGAACCATGATAATGTAACACTATTTTCTTATTTCTATAAAGAAGTTTTAACGGAACTACCATAAACCACGCATCATGTAAATGAATTACATCATAATTTCGTGCCATAAGAGTAGCCTTGAGAATAAAATAATATTTGTTCTTGACTAGAATACCTCCGTAATATTTTGTCATACCGGCTTTGTCATGTTTGGCATTTTTAATTACAGTAGTAGTATGACCAATTTTCTTTTGCCATTTTGCTATCACGCTAGCTGTAGCTGCTTGATCCCATACATGAAGTATCCTCAATAGTTTTGTGAAAAATTAATACTACTTAATCTTTGAACTCTGAACTAATAGATTTTAGGTATGACATTTGTTTATCATAATTTTCATCTGTCTTACCCTCTTTGATTGCCCTCATTATTTCATACAGAATTTTAGCCTGTCTAGTTTGTCGATCAAATACCAAATTATAATCGGTACTTGCTTGATGAGCTCTAAATCTTACTCCAATATATGACAAAGATAACAATCCAAGTAGTGCAAATACTGGAGCAAAAATTTCAATCGGAATAATATGATTAATCCACATAAAAGTAATCATGGTAAAATTGGCCATTTGAATTAATGGAGATACTTGAGTACCTCCAAGTCTTACATCAGTCCATCTTTTTTTGATGAATGTAATATCAATCTTCATAACCAAACTCCTCTCTCATATACTGCTTCCATTCATCTACTTTTTTTTCCATTATTTTTAACTGCCTTATGGCTTCATCCAAACTCATATCAGATTAATACTCCTAGCACATTTTTCGTGATACCATTTTGTATAATGACTTGCTTTTTTTGTAACCACCCATTCATCACATTTGAATCCATTTTTACAAGTATAACAAACATTTAGAGTTGGAGTATTCCTAGCCCTAGAAATTAATCTTGATGATAGTCTAATCAAACGTGCTTGTGATTTTGTCATACTATCACTACCAAAAAATGAGGTTGAGTTGCAGTAAATTTATTTCCTTTAAACTTAAGCCTACCTCTAATGAATCTCATATCAAATTTATGATAAAGTAAAGCATGAAACCACCATTGGTCAGTTTTACATGGTAATAACATTACAGTTAGTTTTCCATAGTCAGCCTCCTCAACAGCTTTGATTACCCATAATGGTAAATCTGAATATGGAGGATTTACATAATTATATTTTTTCCAATCAACTAACAGTCCGTCAAACTTTGGATTAACCGGACATGGATCAAAGAATGATTCTCTTTTCAAGTTCCATGTGTTATAAATAATATCAAAGATATTATCAGGAGTTGGATGAATATCTGATTTTGATTGAGGCATATAGCTCATATTTTTCCCCTCGCATATCTAGTGTATCCAGTACGACACCTAAAACAAATTTGTTTGTTGTCAAAGGATGCTGATTTTTTATGAGTAGCCCCACATTTTTTACATCTCATTTAGTAACCTCCCCTCGAATTATGATAACCGGCACATCTCTCACAGTTGTTAATGCCCTCCCAATGACATCCACATTTGCACTTGTTTATCTGTCGTCTAAAAGGCAGTTTGACCAGTCTCCTTAATCATCATCACTCTGGAATCTCCTTTGAGGTTTATCTTTTGGTTCTTCTTTCTTTATCTTCTTTACAATATTCTTAACAATAGATCCCGAATAGGTTACGTTATATCCGGCAGTCTTTAGAGCCTTTGCCATGTAATCCATATCCTTTTCAAGTCCGTATTTCTTGTTAAATTCTTTTAAAATTGTAATAACCCCCATAGAGTCAATACTGTCAGCCATGAACTCATAATTTTCCTCAAGAAATTCTGTCTCAGGACTGGATAGTTTCTCATATTCTACCTTTACAGTTTTAGCATCCTCGTATTCACAATCCTCTTCTTTGAGATTAAAAATCCATGAGATAATTTTCTCGCCCTCCTCATCAGCAATTTCTTTTGAGAGGTTTGGATTTTCTTTGTATGGTATCAAAGGAGGATCTTTATGTAAAAGAGAAAGTCTCCTAGAATACATTGGGTTCTTTTCATCAGCCGGAATTTTTGCTAGATAATTAGCACACCCCATTACCTTTAATCTATTCACGACTTTCTTTTTATCTTGATGGAATCCTCTTTGAGTAGTAGAATTTTCTCCAGTCAATGTCTTTATAATTTCAAAATCTTTCCAAGTATCCGGCATATCCTGAAATATCAATAACCTCTTACCGTCAATATGAGCTCGTATAAAATGATCATTAATGAACTGAGATACAGTTACAGAATAGGCATATTCGTCCCCCAAAACATATTCTAAAATTTCTGCAGATTTTGTCTTACCACTTCCAGCCCCTCCTACTAGGAGACTAATTCTAGTATCAGGTTCAGATAGTAAAATTGAACGTAGTGAGGCTTTTACTCTCTTATGCTCTGACTCTGGAATATTACCAAAGAATACTTCTAGGAACTTCTTTGGCTCATTCTCTTTTGTTGGGGACAGATAATTGTAATCCTTGAAACCCATACTACCTATCTCATCAGTTTCAACTTTTTCTTTTGTTGATAAACTTCTTACCCCATCCTTGAACACAAAATAATCATCATTAGTCTCAGGTATGGCCGGAGACATTCTTAACAGTTTGAATAGAATAGAGTTTTCATTAGCTGGTTCAAGCTCTGGAAATATCTGGATCAACTCCCTAGCCAAATCCTCCTCATATCTTTCTAGGAATCCATTACGATTGATAAAGAGATTTTCTGTTTGAAGATTGGAATAAAGATCCTTTGCAGCAATAATACTTTGAGCAATCTTAGTTGTGTCGATACCATTCTCTTTTGAACCTTTAGGCCTACCTCCTTTGTTCTGACTTGGAGGTACATCATGTTCAAAAGTATATTCAATCTTTGATTGAACTGAAGTCCATGTCCTATGACTATAGTATTCACTCTTAGCCCACTCATCATAAATTTTCTTTATCTTATCAATAGCCTCATTTACAGTCAGTTCATCCTCCATACAAACCAAAGTGGCTTGATGAAAGTAATCGTTTGATTGGCCTGAGTGTGGAATTACCCCTTTTCTAAAATTCTCCCTGAGATGAGCATAAGAACTCGTATTCTTTTTCTTTCTTGGAGACAGTCCTAACTCTCTAGCAATAACATCAATCCATGCGTTAAAATCCTTACCTCTAGCATCCCATATCTTTTCAGTTCCTATATTTGTGTAGGTTACTTCTCTTTGTAATTTCTCATGCCAAATCGTACTACCACAGCCTACAACATAATGATCTATTCCTTGAAACTCTGCTACCTTATCCTCTGAAGTATGATAATCAAACAGTTCAATCTTACTTGTTTGTTCTGAGAAATTCTTGATTGGTATATGCCATCCACCCCCACTCTCAATAACCATGTAGGTCTTTGCTGTTTTCTCTGCAAATAATCGGTATTTTTCTTTCTCATCAATATCCAAAACCCCTCCCTTGTTTTCTATTGTACCCATGACACCATAGTTCTCATGTTCAAGTATTGGCAAGTCTCTAGGGGTTCTTCTAGCTTGGTATCTAGTATCAGCCCTTTTGGTATTGACCTCTCCCTGTCTATATCTGACTAGGGGAAAACAGTTGAAACCAGCCTGTTTGAATAAGTCGATATAATGATTTTTATCAAAGGTTTTATCGTTGTTGGTAGTATCCATATTATCGATCCTCCTTGTTAGGAGACTCGTCTATACTGACCATAGTATGAGGGGGCTCATTCCCCTCATCAATCATAAATTGAATCATTAAAGCCTCAATCACTTTTGATCTAGTTTGGGCTGGTACAATATCGTTAAAGTTTTCTAAAACAACTACGTTTATTGAATAGTTTTGAATTGCTTTCACGCCAAACTTACCTAACTAGATTATATTATAAAGATTTTGGTCAAATTATTTTTTCTCTGAGTTTAATTACAGAATAAACCGTACATACATACATTTTTCTCTCTAGGCACAAACAGTGTTATATTTTGTAATGTATGTATGTACAGTTTTCATTATCTACCATATAGAAGTACAAAAATGAAATTTAGGCACGAATTTTTTAACAGCTATACAAATCTGTATAGCTAGTAATGGTATGAAATACTATGCTCTAGGCGTGAGTGATACTATCAATGTACGGTTTCTAATGTATGGTTTTCATAACCGTACACTAAACGTGAATTAAAAAGTTGAGGCGTCAATGCGAGAAACAAAACTCGTGCCACTATTGGTTATTCATGGTTCTAGCCTCACTATAATGTAGTATTATGTAGTATAAATTAGTTTGGTAGTAATGTGTGCTCACAATCAGGATTACTACATTTTAAATTAGCAAAATGATTTTCAGTTCCACATTTACTGCAAGTTACTCTATTCTTCAATTTTCTCTTAACACCAATTTCCACCCAGCATTAACATCATTGTTTTGATGAGCTCCCTGAGCTCTCCATTTAATGTCAGTCTTTTCAGGTAATGGGGCTGAACCAACTAGAGGAAAATCAAAATGATTATTATCAATAATTAATTCATATTTTACTCTCCATGACTCATCAGGCAATCTTGTTAATAATTGAGCTGTTATTTCCTGACCTGAATGACTTGAGACCATACCAGCTTCAAGGAATCCAGTGTAGCCCAAAGGAATAGTGTAAATTGCTTTTTGTGTTTGTCCCTCTCCAGCCAAAATATCTCCCTGTGTCGAATTTCCAGTACTTGCTGTAATTATAATTTCATTTGCATTGACACCTCCACTTCCTACATCAACAACATAAGCACGATTAAGTCTTAACCAAGTCTCGGCTGTTACTGGAGGAGTAGTTGAATCCAATGTAACCGTAACTGATTGAGTAGCCCAAGTGGAATCCAATCCCTCAAGAACAATAGTTCTTGCTCCAGTACCTCCAGAAGTATCCTCACCTATACTTGTAACTGTAAATGTACTAGGAGACGTAAGAAGTGTTATAGTTCCATCACCATTCCAAATATCCTCCCAAGAATCATCAACATCATTGTTCTTACCAAACTTGTCATTAATAGTATAACTTGGTTCTAAATCAAGGTGAATTGATAGTGGGGATATATCGGTTCTAGGAGGGATACCAATACTTTCTCCCTCCTCATATCCTAGAAAAAGTAATCCTCCAATAACTACAAAGACTGAAGCAATAATTATTGTTGGTATTCCGTTGTTCATTCTCTCTTAACCAATAACTGTATGATGTTCCAAATAAAGAATATGAGTAGCATAAAGAAAAACAAAATATGTAAAGTAACCCATACTGGCTGATACAAAGTAATTTTATCTTGTTGTGTTTCAGTCCATGTTTCTGTAGTGTTTTGATTTATCAAAGTAGTTGTAGTTTCTTCAAAGTAAATATCAGTTCCAGCACTAGCTAACATATAGACACAAAACAAAGATGGTAGTATCCATATAGCTCTAATTGTTGAACCTGAAGCAGTTGCAGGAATTTCTCTAAAGGCTGAAGAAATTAACAATACTATTCCTGAATAACCAACTAGAGCATAGACAATAAATTCTATAACTGATACATCTGCCATTTTAGATTCCTCTCACATATCCAAGTATTGCCCTTGCTAATAACATTACATATAATGCAATAATAGCTGTTGTCCATATATCAAATCCCTCTCCTAACATAAGGTTCATCATGTAAAAGATGTATGTTCCGGTCATTAATCCGATAATTTCCCATGCCACAAAAGCTGCTCCTGTGGTAAAGGTTTCAACTCTGTCAAAAAATGTACTGTTTGTTGTAAAGTTAGCTGTTTTAATATTTTCAGTTGTTTCATTAAATTTTTGTTCTTGTAAGTAACCAACTAATGCAGATTCAATAGGAGCTCCTGAAACCGGAGATACTAGAGTAATATTATAAACATCAGCTAAAGTATATTGAACTCCTACTAAACTAAATCCTGCAGCATAAAAGAACATAACTAAAATGAGTGCTTTGTCGATCATTCATATCCACCTAGTATTTCTTTAGTCCTACCCCTATTGCTAATACAGAGATTAATGCTATACCACCTACTGCTAATGATATATCTCCGATTAATCCGTAATATCTTGTTGCTCCTAAAGCTACTACCATAAATCCCACTCCTAAGGCTGGATGCTTTCTATTAAAGCCTAGCATAGAAAGTATGATAACAAATAGAGTGATTAAGTCAAATTCTCCAAACTCTCCATTAGTACCATAAAGTCCTCCAGTAAAGTTTTGCACTTGACCAACTAAAGGCATGGCAGTACTTGTTAATCCTGTTTGGTCAATAGTAAATAGAAATTGACCGTTTTGAGTTGGATCAGTTTGATCCCAACAATCAAACTCTAAAACATCATTACCTGTATTCTGAACACTAAAGTCGTGATATACTGAACTACCTGAACCGGCTGTTTCACTAAGTCCGGTATAGGAATTTGTCGTACCGGCTAGAGTTTGTTCAATGGTACAATCTGTAGTAAAACTGGAATCAAACGTTACTCTAATTGTATCTGTAGTATCACTTACTGGAATTACCATGTAAGAGTACGGAACTACATTGGTATTATCTTCAGTGCTAAATGTCAAATCTCCTACCTCCAATGGAGTTGTTAAAGTATAATTGAAGATATTACCCAGAGTACTGTTTGTACCATGATTGGTTACTGCAGAAACTCTGAATGAATATTCTACTGTAGGATCATTACCTGCTTTTGTATAGGTAGTTGATGTACTACCTGTATCTGAAGTTTCAATAGTTAGAGGATCTCCAGCCGGAGTAGTATAGTTAATCATGTATCCAGATAAAGTACCATACAAATTACTTGGCACACTCCAGTTCAAAACAAACTGTAGTAATCCATCATCCGTTACTACCAAGTCAGTAATAGAGTCAGGTAGTTTGTGAGTGGTATAAGCATAAGTGTTTGATACTGCAGATTGGCCATCTGGAGTTAAGGCATAGATTCTATAGTTATGGAAAACTCCATCATTGGCCAATCCTGTATGATTGTAATATAATGTAGTAGTAGTTGTATTTGCTACAAGTGTACTCCATCCACCCCCAATAGGAGACTCGGTTTCAATCTTGTAACCATTCACACCGGTATCCGGTACTGGAGCTACCCATTCAAGATTCAACTGAGTCGTACAAGTGTGATAACAGTCATTAACTGTTAGACTGGTAGGAGGCTCGGTTACTGTCGTACCTGTGGCATTAGCCCATCCAGAACTACCAAAGGAACTGAGAGCTCTTACTGCATAGTCGTAACTTGTTACAGCTCCTAATCCTGTGTCAGTATATGATGTAACATTACCAATGTCGGCTGAGATTTGTACGTTGTCTCGATAAACCTCATAACCAGTAACCGGATAACCAAAAGGTACACTTGCAGTATAATTCAAATTAAGTGTATCTACTGTCGGATTGATTATACTAAATCCAGTTGGAGCATCAGGTACACCCCAAGTATATGTATTTGAGGCAGTAGAATTACTACCTACTCCAGTTGCGTTAATTCCGGCTACCATGTAATTGTACTGTGTCTTTGTAGATAGTGAGGTATGGGAATATGTAACGGTACTTGTACCTGTATCATTGACAAGTTTTATCCATCCGTTACCTACTGGAGACTCGTAGAATATTCTATAACCTGTAATATTATCATAGACTGGAGCAGTATCCCATGAGAGATCAATCCTTGACTCTGAAATATCAGTAGCTAATAATCCTGTGGGTTGGGTTGGACTAGGATCACTTGCTGTACCACATTCTATACCACTAGCAGTAGATTCTCCAACACTATTCCAAGCTGTAACCTTGAAACATGAATCGGTTGCTCCGACAAATCCAGTATGAGTATAAGTTGTAGTTGGGGCAGTTACACTAGCCTGATAAGTAAATGGCTGTATTCTTTCTCCAAAGTCAGCACTATCCTGAGCAGTTTGTTCATCTGATCTTATTGATAGTTCATCTAGTCTCCAAGTACCACTATTACCTAGACTGGTATCAAATCCAATGTGGTACAAGTCATTAGTAACTGTGCCAAGTGTTGTAGCATCCGTACTGGTTACTGATTCTGTACCATTAATCAAAGTTTCATAGTTTCCTGAAGTGTCTCTAGTGATTGTTAATGCTTGAGGAGGACTTAGAGTATATGGATTACAAGTGTCAAAATTAATAGAGTTATTACAAAACTCTATATTGTCAAATTGTTGAGTCCATGAACCCACTGATCCGATAGGGGCAATAGTCCAGTTTTGGAATTTAAGATAACGTAGTGCTACTGAAAAACTAGCATGACTAATATCAGAATCCAATACATCACATGAATGTGAATCACTTGTAGAAACACAAACATTAATGTCGTCGGTAGATTCCGAAGTTATCTGAACGTAATAAGTCGTACTATCAGAAATTGAACCACTAACAGTTCCAGTTAATGAACTGATTGGAGTTTGTGCATCCTGAATAATTCCTTGCAAATCACAATTAACAGTATCAAAACCAATTCCCTTTTGAGCTCCGGAAGTATGACCATTTCGTGTAGCATCACCATCTGTAATCATAACAAAAGTAAATGCACTATTACTACCACTTGAACAAGTGCCATCAAAGGTAAATCTGTACCCCCATGTATCGCCTACTGATTCGCCTAACAAAGTCTGTAAATCAAAAGTATAATTATGATTTGTTGCTGTTCTATCACTAGCACCATCTAATTCTTCATCAGTTGCAGTATCAACTGAATAAACTGTACCAGTTTGTGTACCATCATCTGTGTTAAAATCATTTGTGTAATCAGCTCCGACATAAGCTGTGGAAGTTAAAGGAGTAGTAAAAGTATGATTGAAAATTGTACTGCCTCCTTTAGTCAAATCAATAAACTCATTATCCAAAGTTATCTTGACTTCAGAACCCGAATCAAAGGATAGGAAAGTGAATGGATCAGTTTGGTTAAGTGTAACAATACTGTTTATTGACCAGTCTCCAGTACCACTAATTCCCCACTCGGAACTTGTAACGTTAAGTCCTGCATTTGACAATTGGATTTCATTGGAGAGTCCGGTATCAATATGAGATGATTTTATGGTTGCAGAACCAGATGATGGTTTGATTTCTGCTATTACCATAGAATATGAAGTTGAACAAGTACCATCTCGACCTATGTCATTAGAACTACCAATAGTAGGATCTAAATCATACTGTGATGAGAATATCCTATCTGTACCGCCAGTTAATTGAGTCCAACCCTCTGTATGGTCAACTGTAACACCTGAAACAGTACCACATCCATTGTAAAACGAGTCAACTATCATTGAACCTTCTGTTGTTGGGGTTATTGTTCCATTTGGTGAAGTAGTTGTCCCACCAACAACTGTATTTGTTACACCTATTGGTGATGTTTGGTCAACATTATAAAATGAATAAACACCAGCACCACGATTACCGGCTGTTGAATCAGAAAAAGTAACTACAACATCATCTGTTGTAGCGGTTGGGTTTACCAAATACCATATTTCAACATCATAATTACCTGCAAGACTTACTGCTTTTGTAAATGATTCACTTGCACCATTCCATGTTACACCTGAAACTGTCGGTGAACCATTATACGTGCCAGTTGATACAATCAATATTTTATTGGCGTTATCTGCAACTGTAAATGATGATATTGTTAATGATGAACCTTGAGGTGAGAAAACACTGTTTGTTGCAGAATTATCAAATGTTATTGTATCTATTGGATTCATGATTTCTGCATGGTCATCATTACCTGAATAATCATAAAACCCACTATTATTTTCATCATTATACTCTACACTAAATACAAAATCAAATCCTGTGGAATCTGACCATGAAGCCCCGTTATGAGTAGCCATAACTGAATTTGTTCCATCATAAGTGTTTGATGTACTACGTTCCCATCCAACTTTATTTGAAGCATCACACCCATCACATTGTAATCCAAATCTATCTCCTGATTCAATTTCAAAATTACATCCTGTAAAAGTATAATCAGCAAAAGTACCTGTAACTGTACTTGCATCCAATGTATCAGTACAAGTATTTTTTATGGTATCAGATGAATCCCAATTTCTTGCATAAATTGTACCTGTAGGAGAACCTATTGTATCTTTTAATGAAACAGTTATTTCAGTTATGGTTTTTCCAACTAATGAACCTGACGAAGTAATATGCTCTGCAAGTTTTAATTTATCATTAGATGAACCACCTAATTCACTGTAAGAACCACCACTTGTATTTTCTTCTGTAATAGTTCCGAAATAATTAATTGAATCAAAATGAAATAATCCCTCAAAGTTAGATGAAGTGGTAATACCTCCAATATCTGTCTCTTGTGTTGCGTTCCAGTTAGCTAGAGGAGTGTATTGGTACTTTGTATTTCCGACATAGACCGTACTGCTATCTATTGATGGCTGTGTTGCATTGTTAAAGTTAGTTCCAAAAGTCCAGTCGTATTGTAGGTCAGCCCCGACATTTGTTACTCCGTCATTTGTTGGGGCTAGTGGAACTATTGGCATAATGTATGTTACTTGTAATTCATAATCCCCATTAGTTCTATCTGATCTTCTATCTGAACCATCTCTTGTCATATCGGTAAATAATCTTCCAATACCCCATGTATCATCAACTAATAATTCAGCCTGTAAATCTGAATCAGCATTAACACCCAAGTCAAGTGTTTTATCAGTACCAGTAGAAGCACATCCAGAATCATTACTTACAAATGTTGTAGTAGTAGTATCTGTACCATCAATGTCATTCCATAAATCAGTTGCAGATTGAGTTGATGGTTCGCCCTCAATACTTGTGTAATCACAATTTTGTGCATTTATAGCACTATCAATATCATATCTAAGTGATACATCTGTAATTATTGATGTATCATCAATACTTGAAATATCCCACATTATCGCTTCAATTATACAGTTATCATTTGCTCCTGAACCTGAATTTCTTTTATAGAGAGATAATGATTCAACAGTTGATTTAACCAAAGTTCCTTTGGTACAACTTGCACTTGATACTCCACTTCTATCTATTGCATGATAATCTGTACCTGCAGCATAACCAAAAGTAGGATCAAGTGTAATAACCTCTCCCAAATTAATATTCTGAGGCTTTCCATATACCCATACTATATCAGCAGTTGCTCCGTTCCTTGTAATTTGCAGAGCCACTAAATCATTATAACCTAGAGTTGTATCGTAGATGAATGTATTTCCCTCTGAAGTCTCAAAGTTGATTATCTTATCTACAAGTTGTGCCTTTCTCAAAGTAACAGCCTGACCATTAGGCAAAAGATTAGCCAAGTCCTGACCTGAATATGTCGTACCGTCAAAGGAGATTGAACTAGCACTTACTCCCTTCCAAACATTAGCAAAGGAGACTTTGAGGTTTTCAAATCCTCCCATGACTTCTGGAGTAATCTGTGTACCATTACCTGAGAAAGTTGCGTTTTGATATGCTCCATTATTTACCAAAGTAAGTTCAGGCTTTGTTAATGAGCCATCATCATTCAAAGTGTATTGAGAAAAGAACTGTGCCTTTGGATGTTCTCTATGAACTGTCAAAGTCTTACCGTCATTTGAATTACCAGTTGTATAATCACAGCCAAGCTGTAGAATATCATAGAGTTTCCATCCAGAACCGGAGTTAGTTACTACACTCCAGTATTCATCCTGAATGAAAGTTCCTGAACCGTCTTTATGGTATATTTCATTTGTACAATCTGATTTATCAAAAGATAGTGGGGTTATATTTGAATTAACGTTGATATGAGTTGGAGTGTTTGTAATGGAATAAGCCTTGTAGCCTTGAGGGGTATCTATAAACTCAGGTAATCCAAAAGTATGATAAACTAGAACATTTGCTCCATTCTGATAGTATTGTTTCTCCCAAGTATCCCCACGTTCAGAACCGATAAACTGTGTACTTTCTGCATAGGCTTTAGTGATTAATGGAGTTGAAGCCATGTAGTTTATGGCAAGTGGGTTTCCAGATAAGGCTACTAAGGTTAAGGCTACGAAAGTACCAAACAGTATCTTTCTCATTCTAATCTCTACCTCTAGCACTTGCAGTCATTAAGACTTTGATTACAATTATGATGATACCCATTGTCGGCATTAACGGAACTAGATACTGAACTGTATCTTCATTTGTTTCATAGAGAGCTTGCCATTCAGCGTTGATTACAAAATTATTATCATCCATCATAGTAAAGAATGAACCAAAGATCATAGGCATTAAGGTAAAGGCAACACCATAAGTAATTACAAAGAGAATAAGAGAAAGACCAAGATAAACTAGACTGGACATATAGGATTTCTTGAATCGTGAGCATAAAAAGTTTTTACACCCCTAGATTAGTATCTAGGGAGTGTTTTTGGTTTTTTACCTTTTGGAGTAATGGACTTTTTAGGTTTTCTTTTTTTGATATTCTTAACCTTAGCCCTCTTTGTCAATGGTCTTACATTTGGCATGATGATTAGACGATTGTATTATTGATTATAAACATTGAACAAAAAGAAAAGGATTGTGTCGTATGTCTCTAGGAGAGCATACGGACAACGGTCAATACAACTACTGCTGCCAACACAATTAATGTGATGATTAACAGATTGTATCCAGCTTGTGATTGAGTATTGTTGGTTTCGCACTGTAGAGACCATCCGGTTTGCGTTGCTCCAGCTGTAGCGTTATAACCTGTGATTGTGCTACAGTCAGTTGCAGCTCCACCGAGAATGAGTGTACCAATGCCGAGCATGATTGCGACAGCAATAAAGGCTCCAACATATCCCATTAAGGAGTTATCCATTAAGAGACTCCATTACGATTTAGTATTTATCCATTGAACATAGTTCAAACTTTTTATTATCCCTGATTTTTGAGATGCTCTATCGGGGCTGAAAAACGATTATTCTCCTGACACTCATCTAGGAACTGATGAACCTGATTGTGTTGATCCTCAGTTAGTTCATTATGTTTAGGGAATTGATCAGGCACATCTACGTTCATCACATAATCTACCAAAGTATCACAACTCCAGTTATTATAAAATGGCTGATTGTCTTGCCAATAAAACAAACCTCCAAAAACTAGAATGACTCCTAGAACTACTGTAATGACTCCAGAGTAATTCCACTTGTACCAACGCTTGAAGATATTGTATTGTCCTCTCAATATTCTTTCGTTCTGACTATGTAGATTACCCATATAATACCTGCGATACCGATACCGGCTGTTACTATGGCAAAACTCAAGAACTCATCAGGGAATACAAAGTAGCTGAACGGTAGCATCACTATTCCTATTGCAATAGGATAAACGATTGTTTGGTATTTGAGATAGGTCATAATGATTAAGACAGTAACTATCATTAGTGTAAAGTTGCCACCTGATACCCATTCAAATCCTACTAGAGTAGCTGAGATATAATCATCTTGGAATCCACAATTTTCCCACATCTCAACACCGGCTGTATAATTTAGAAAGCATGGAGTAGGAGTTGTTACTGTTACATTTGTTTGAGCAAAAGAATCCGGAATGAAACCCAAACTGGATACACCCATAATCGTCATTATGGCTAGAGCCAGTGGCAGTTTCATTGGTTACTTTGAAAAATGGAGACTAATTAAGTTTATACAAATAGATTGTAGCAAACTGTTCTTCATGGCTTGATACTTGATAAACAAGTTCAGCTCCCATATTATTTAGAGTATCAATCTTGGATTGATCCCTAACAAAATTATCATCAAAAGGCATCATAAAAGTATAGAGAGAATTAGTCATAGTAATATCATTTGTATTTCTATTACCTATTTTTGCTATCCATTCAAGCTTACCATAATCCCCTCCAATACCAAGTTCGACTTTATCCACATGATCTATTCCCCTGACAAATACAATCACATAATCTGCTCCAAGTTCCTTTAACCTATCTATTCCACTTTGAGGTTCATCTGTCAATATATTGGCATAATTTTCCATAGGTATTTTAGCAGAGTTATCCATGTAGGTAGCCCTCTCTCCTACTGTTTGAATCCAATAACCATAGTCCCACCATGCCATTATCTTAGAATCCTCAGGAGTATTGTTCTTAACCCATGTCAAAGCCTCAACCCATATTCCATTATCCATGTTGATAATCTGTTCTCTACTGCTTACATCCTCAGCTAGTTCATACAAAACAAAGAGACCTAAGACAACCCCTCCAAGAACCATTATGCCAAGTATTCTAGTATTCTTTTTGACCAGTAATATCTCATAGATTTTCCATAGAGTAATTGCAGATAAAATAACCAAAGCAAGTGAACTGAATAACTCAAGTCTCATCATATTCATACCAATGAAGATTGAAGTGCCAGCTAGTATCAAAATAAACCAGTTCATTCTATACCATATCGCTACAAGTATTCCGACAATACCTAAGAACAATAGGACTCCATTGACAAATACAAAGTGCATTAGATTGTTTTGTTGATGCTCCATTACTGAGTTATGTAAATCAACATCACTTCCTAGAGGATTTAATGCTGATAGGTATCTTGAATTTGTCAGTTCAACCTCTCCGGATACTATCAATACTGTACCGGCTACAACAAGTCCAACTATGAATATGTAAGCTATCTTCTTTGACTTTGATTTAATCATCAAAAAGATTACTGCAACAACTAAGGCCGGAGCTATAAAGTCATTGGCCAGTGCATAGGCTCTAGGGAATAGAAAAGTCGTAAAGTAAAAGCTTCCAATAAAACAAGCTAGACCAAACTGAAGTTTGTTGGAGTTTTCCTTTATGACAAATAGCCAAAGGAATAGAGGTATAAAGAAGAATATTACACCACCCCAAGATGATAATGCTGTACCAAAAACAATACCTCCGATTATTAGTTTTGGTAAGGAACTTCTTTGAATACCACTAACGATTAACCAAAGAGCAAATAGACCTAAGAACATTCCAAGTGGTTCTGACTTGAACCATCCGACACTAGCCCTTGAGATAATTGTTGGAGTCATGGCAAATAAGAATCCGGCAATCAATCCAATTTCATATCTGTGGGTTATTGTTCTAGTAAGTAGGAATACCGGTACGACTGTTAATGATCCAAGTATTGCCGGTAGAATTATTGTATAGTCTTTGAATGAAATATAATCCTCAAAAGGTATGTATGTTATTGCAGTAAAATAATGCAACGTAGTTTGGCTGGTTTCTGTAACATCTCGCCCTCCAATCTCAGCCCAGCTTAATTCATCAATCCATTCCTGATAGGATTCATGGCCATTCTCATAGAGGTAAAGTGATGCCCTGTAATTATAGAACGGATCAAACTCATCAAGCTCCATTCCATGTTCTAGCATATTGGTTCTAATCTCTAATGCAAAAATAATTGAGAGTACAAGGACTGTAAAAATTACAAGTTTCAATATCTTACCACTTGTTCACGTTCACGCATTTGTCTATTTCTTAAAGCACTCTTTGGTTTGTATTTTAAAACACTAACGCAACATGGACACCTGACTGATTCAGTTACTATGGCATATTGACAACTGGTACAATACTTGTTTCCTTTGATATACCACATACCTTTTAGTCCTAGTCTAATGTTTGAACCGATTTGTCCTAACCAAGAATGATCCTTGCATAATCCTTTACATTCACGATATGCCATATCAACACTCCAAATCATCAACCATATCTTGAACAAAGGTAGATAGTTTGTTGTAATCAACTACTCCATTATTCACATCTTCCTTTAACTTACATGGTTCTGGATAGGATGCCATTATTCCATTATCAGAATAATCAATACCTCCACCGGCTGTAGCTCCTCCTCTTTGTATTCCTTGAGTTGGGCTAGGGATTCCTTTGAATCCCTCTTGTATAGTTCCGAGATTATCAGTAAATTCCATTATTCCATCAAAGTATCCCTCATTGGCCATGAAAGCTACTGCAAATACACCCATACCAATTATCAAACCAATTACTGCTATCTTCATAAATGAACCAGTAGGTTTCTCAGGACTGTTAGTTAGTTTTCTTAACTCTCCATTTACCCTATGATAGTTGAGCAGTAATCCACCGAGATAGGATGGACTTGTAGCGATAAGGTCTTTCTGAATAAAATCTGTAATCTTTCTAACCGGAGTAACAACTTGTTTAACGTCAAGTTCATCTAGGTATTGTTTCATTTGCTGAACTTGTTTTGGGAACTCTCCCTCCTTTGATCTGAATATTCTAATTAAATCATCAATATCATGTACATCCCATTTGACCTTTAACATCTCAGTAACCTCATGACCATCCTCATCAACTGTAGTTATTTTCTTATCCTCATCATTTAGAGAGTCAAGATAATCATTGGCCTCTACCTCAGTATCAAAGGATTGATTCCCCACTAGGAACTTACCAAAGGTTTCTTTTTCCCTCCTACCCAATACTCTTAGAACGTCATGTAACATACGATCTACTGGATGGAGAGCATTTTTCTTTAGCACAATTTCTAATTCTTTGGTTTCAGGTTTGATGCTGGAATAATGTGAGGTATCAAACTGTACTACTCTAAATGATTTGGTAGCAGTTTTTCTATGTGTGAGGATTCTAGCCCCTTTCATAGTAAAAGCAAATAACTGTCCGTTTAACTCTGCTACAAAATAATCTCCAATCATGTTTTTGATTGGAACATAGTGAACTTGATCATTGGCATCAGAAATTTCTGCAGTAGTGTATTTTGCAGAAAGTAAATCCCTGCCATTTAATATTGCCATGTCCTCAATAGCATCAGCAAAAACTATTCTTATAAAGATTATTCTAGGGAGGGATAAGAGAGGACACTGATAACCCTCCCTAGATACTAAGTTCAGGCGTGATTCCTTAGCGATTTGATTACGTCTAGTTATGATAAAAATCTTGAACTAATACTCTTTACCGATTGGCCTATCGTTTTTGTTGTAGCGTTGCTTTCTACCTGAGAGGTAAGACTGTCTAATTGTACTGCCATCTTTTAGTTGATAAATTTCTCTTGAAGAATTTTTTGAAAAGGATGAGGTTTCTCTATTTGATTTTCGTTTATGTTTGAATAGTTTTTTGTATTTCATATTACCACGTTTTACAAGCCCAATATCTTGCTTTAGTTTTATCTTTTGGAGGATTTGTATCGCATTTGTGTCTTGCACGAAAAGATTTTTTTCTGTCAGGTATATCTCTATTGTTTCTCATATTAGGATCTCCAAATCCTACTTTCTTAACTCTGTCTCCATCCTTGACATATACTTTGTTTTGTTTATTTTTTAATTCAGGAGCTAACATTGGTTTGTTTAATGTAACTTTTCTTCCACGATAAATTGCCATTTAAAACTTATCCTGTGTCTTTTCCCAAACTGATTTGCCTTTTTTTGGTTTTACTGCTTTTGACAAAGCCCCTTTACCACATACTTTATTCATGTTCTACCAGCCCTGCTAGTAATTGAAGTTCCTGAGGCTTTACTTCTTCTAAGATGTTTAGGCTGTTTTCCTGAACCCACTTCTATATCATCATAAATCATAGTTTTAGTTTCTTTCTTTTCTTTTTTAAAGTTTTAGCACTCTGTTCTATTACGCCTAAGGTAAGAGCATATCCGATAAACATTAGAAACTCCTCATGGTTTTCTTCTTTTTCTTCTTTTTCTTTTTTGCAGTATCAACTATGAAAATATCTGAGAACCCTTTTTGATGCCATTTTGGGATTTTCATTGATTAAAAAAAATAATTAGTGCCTAATAAGATTTTGACACTAATGAAATTTTGATATATCACTAGGTTGATGTTTCTTTTTACCTAGTTTAGATTTAGGATCTATTTTTCTAGCCCCACCACTTACCATGCCTAATCTGTAATTATTGGTTATTTATTATTTTAACACTTTTGAACAAATCAATATGACTGTACAGGAATAACTTTTGTTTCTGTTCATCCTTATACTTTCTTTTCCAAACAGTAAAAGAAACTCCTGTAGCATCAGGATCAGCTCGATATAATTCTCCGAGCATCTTATCCTCTTGGTATCGACTAATCTTTACGACTATTCGTATTTTCTTCAAGAGTAGTATTTTTAAATCAGTCCTATCTTAAAAAATATGTGATTCCAGAGGGACAGCCAAAGAACCAAGACCTTATTGATGCAGTAATTACAGCCTCACAAAAGACAACTGAGATTACTCAAAAAGACGGTAGTATAACCAAAGAGCAGTTACTTGATGATGATACTATCTGGACTAAACTATTATCTGTAAATGGCAATACATTAGGCCAATGTATTTTTGAGTTAAAAGAATTTGAAAGAACTGGTAATGATGCTCCAAGAAATATGACCAGTGAAAGAGCAGAGGATCTTCAACACGATATTGCTGAGGTAGGTCAAAGTTTTAGAAGAAGTTTAGATGCAAAATCAGCCGAGACTATGGGAGTAGTAAAAGGTAATTCCCAAACAAATCTACTTGGTATGATTGGTAGAAACAAACAAGAAAGAATTGTCAATTTCAAAGGAGAGGCAAAGAGATCATTTATAGATTCATTACTCAATAAAGAATCTGATAGGACTGCTGAGGATGAATGAGTCTAAAACGTAATTATCTTTTATCACTTTTGGGATTTGTCATGTCAGGATTTGGAGCTGGTATGATAAGTGTTCATTATATTATCGGTAACAGTTCCCCAATCAATAGTATCAATGCTTTAGGATTAATTGTTGCAGTAGTTGGTATGGGAATTACAATAGTAACACTTTCTAAACTTAAAGGTAAATGGGATTTTGAGGTTATAGAAGAATGAACTGGGATGGCGAAAAACCAAAAAAATCTAGTTACTTTAATCTAAATGATAATCTCTTAATGTCAAGAAAAAGATTCTTGCTTACTAATGGGGTTTGGTTCACTATTGGTTTTCTTTGCTACTATATTTTTGTAGCCTAATAGACCGATAACAAAAGTCATTCCACCTAACATCAAACCCTGTACTAATGCTACATCAATAGGCTCTAGGCACATAATGTTTGTTATACTTTCTAGGATTAAAATATTTCTCAATGATAAATGCTCTAACGTGATTGTTTAGTTTTTGATCTTCCATTCTATTCTCGCCTCCCATAACTTTTTTAGATTTTTTAAAGTAGGAGGATCACTAGGTTTTACCTCTCTCTTTGGTTTGTATTTATCGTGAAAACAATCAGTACAAATACCGGCTGTAAAATGATATTTGTTGAATAGGCATTTTTTACAAATCATTCTCAAAAATCTCCTTGATACATTCATTACATTTAGTGTAATAACCTTTGAACGGTTTTTTACATCTAGTACATATTGGGTTAAACATTTTCATCCTCTTTCATACTTGGTAGGATATTCTTTGGATCTCTATGGACTCTAGTATGTTTTACTGTCAAACCTAATTCTACTGCCAAATCAAATATGTTAAACTGTTTTGTCTCTAAGGCTTTATCTAAGAATCTTCTAGCTTGAATTGATGCTTTTGAATAAGTATTCATTCCAGCTTCTTTGAGAGCTTGTTTGATAGCATTTTTGTATAACTGAGGATAAACCGATTCATATTCTTCTAGGAACTGCTTAACATTTACTTGCGACTCTTGGCCTTTTGCAGTAGAACAAATAGAGCATATTGGTTGCATCCATTCCCTAGTAGGACTGATAATCATTCTAAGATTATTGTTATTCCAAAACAATACGGGAATGAATGGATTTCTCCATTTGTAAAAGAATTTCTTACCGTTTTTCATTCTAGCTGGAGACATGAATAGTTTTTTGGTTACTCCATTTTGTCTATTCTTAGCAAAGAATTTGACCAACCCCATTTGTTTAGTTCCCATAATTCCCTCAAAGTTATCCTCCTCCTCTGAACCTACTGTAGTAAAGAATCTAAAGTCAGCTTGTCTTAGGTATTTGTCTAGGCCTTTTGAATAGTGATAATTGTAAATTAGAATAACCTTAACATCCTCTCCTCCCTCCAAGTGTCGAATCTTTGTAACTGCCTCTTTGACTTTGGATATGGCTTTCTTGTTATGTTTTGCATCTAAGAAAGATACATCATCAAATCTTAGAATCCAGTTTGTATTCCCTGTAAGAGTCTTTAGAGTTTCTTCAAAGTTCATCAGATCATCCTCATAGAATATCTTAACAGCCCATCCAAGTTTGGAGTTTGAGTGTATGGCATGGGCTATGGCTTCAGCCATAGTAGTTTTTCCAGAGTGCATATCTCCAACAATACCTATTCTAGTTACGTCAATTTCTTCAGCCCAATTAACTACCTCCTTACAGGCTGCCAAAAATGATTCCTGTCTAACAAAGGCTACAGGATCTTTTGCTCCCTTGCCTTTCCATTTGGAAATAGTTGGTAGGAACTTGTCTTTCTTTGTTGTTGAGACTTGTTCTCTTGCTCTTTCTCTCTGTACAACTACCATCCAAAATCCCTCAGTTTCATTGATTCTTTACATCCAACACAACGAATTTTCAAAATATTATTAATTCTGTAATAACTTACAAAAAATGTTTCATAGTTTTCATCAATTATGTTATTTCCACATTTATCACAATTCATTCTGATTCTTCTCCTCCATCAATCTCCTCATCCCATGCTTCAAATTCTTTTGCATTTTCCTTATAGTCCTCTCTAAACTGCGTTGATTTTTCTTCAAGTTCTGCTATGAAATTCCATGCCCATTGAGTTACTTTTCTGTCGTATTGGTGTCGATCTTGTAATCCATCTTTACGTCTAGGATACTTTGGGACAACTCCCAAAAAATAAGGTTCTTTGATAGCATCCTCTACAATTTCTGTATCTGATAGTCTATTGGTATAATTACATTTTATACAGTCCCATGTCTTTTCTTTTTCATGTCCTGATAAGATACTATCAACTAGGGGTAATACGGTATCCATAATTTTAATTTCGTTATAATCACAATACTCCTTGCAGTTATTACATTTGGCCTCAGTAGTTATCTTTGTCAGTTCTTCAAACTCCTGATCAGATACTACCACTCTGTACACATATTTGCCATCATCATTCTTATTTCTAGGAAGTAAAGCGTTCCAACTTGAGAGACTTCCAAATATCTTATCATAGTCCATACTGCGTAACCCCTCAATGACTGAATTTCTATGCTTGATAAATGCTGTATTAACATCCGGAAGTCTCGACTGCACGAATTAACCATTCAAAAAATCTCTATTAAAGATTCCTGTACAGGCGTGTACAGGGTTCACGCATACCTCCGGAACTGCAAATTATTTTTTATTTTTTCTCATTTTTTAGAAAAAGACCATAGTTTCCACTCCAGTCGTGGCCATTTCCACTCCAGTAAGGAGACTTTAACAAATTCTTAATTTTTTCTTTTGATACTATGGATTTTTGAAAAAAAATTTTTGATTCAACTTTCAAAAAAATCTCAGGAAAAATAAACAAAGTAAAACCGTTTTAGAAATTCCTAAAAACTGTTAGACATTCAAAAACGATAATTAGTGATAATAGGAAAAATAAACGCTTGAAAACTTGTTGACTAATATATAATAGCCAAAAATCTCACTATAAGAGAATATTTTTTTTTATTTGTTGACATTCAATATTTACTTAATTTTATTCGTGTTAAAGATAATGAATAAAATCTATAATAGATATTTTTGATAACCTCCTAGAATATCGTGATAATATCCCCCCCCATTTTGACAATAAAGGATAAAGGAAAAACCGGAGACTTTAGAAAATTTTTTTGGATCTGTTAATTTGGCCAAATATCCCCCCCATATTTTGATAATATTATCAAGTATCAAAAACCATAAAGGAAAATTTTAGTATTTAAAAGACCTATATTTCCAGTCCAGTCAGGAACTTGAGCAATTAGGCATAAGGGATTTTTGAAAAAATCAGGTCTTTAAATAACCTCTATTTCCACTAGGTTTTTCATGCGTAATTTTTTGATAAAAACCATGACCTCTATTTCCACTCCAGTCGTGTTTTTTTCTGCAAAAACCTAGTGGAAATGATGGTGTTTTAATACTACCATATACTATCTAAATCATGTCAAAAAACATAACCGAAAATCAAGGTTTTACAAACTCTTGGAATTTTTCCATAAGTCAAGAGTTTAATGCCTTAATGAAAACTGTTAAACCAGTTTCAGAAAAACCAATATCTTTAGGCGTATTTTTACCAATGTCTAACGATAAAGGATTAATTTTAGTTGCTAGAAATTCAACTAAAACCGGATATTCTAAAAGAGAATATTTTAATGGAGGTCGTAAAAATTGAGTTTTGAAAATTTGAAAAACATTGTTTTAGAAAATCAATTAAAACAAAATTCAATTTCCAAAGAAATTGTTGAATTTTTAAGACAAAAACAAAAAGAGCTTATCCCATTGACTCAAAATATCATGCTAGCTCAAGATCAACTTGATGTTAAATTTGGGCATGATGGATGTTTTGAGGAAATAGAGACACAAGAATTTAATGAAGAATTTAATGCTCTATATGATCTTGATGCTCGAATTTTTGGGTATAATTTAACTCAAGATGAACAAAAAGCAATTATGGGGAGTAAAAATTGAGTTATTTTAATCTCTTAAAAGACCAATTAACAAAAGGCCATTTTAACGCAAATTACAAACCTAGATTTATTTGTCATTTGTTAAGTATGCCGGATTTTATAGACACTAAGGAAAATATCGCAATTTCTTTAAGTCAAGTGAATAAGGATAAACCCCACCCATACTTTATGACACACAACACGGTTTTTGATGTCTTAACTAATAGACTGGGACTGGTTGAAAAAATCGGGGACTCTTACAAATTAAAGGGTAATTTTTCAGAGTCTCAAGTATCAGAACTTAAAACACTCTGTAAAAGTAGAATGGAGGACTTTTAAAAAATTGACTGAATACAGATACAAAAATCAAGTATTAAGAATAGTGCCGGATAACGATCCTCAAAGTCCTAGAGAATGGGATAATTTAGGGACTATGATCTGTACACATAGTAGGTATAATCTAGGAGACACACAAAAAGATCCGGTTGAATATCTTACGGAACTAGGATTAACTGCAAAAGATATAGTCTATTTGCCCTTATACCTGTATGATCATTCAGGTTTAACCATGAGTACAGGAGACTTTAAGGCGTTTGATCCTCAGGGATTCGACTCTGGATTAGTAGGTATTATCTATGTCTCAAAGGAAAAAATAAAATCTGAATATAACGTAAAAAGAATAACTAAAAAGACACTTGAAAAAGTGTACAGTATGTTAAACTCTGAAGTTGAAATATACAACGATTATTTATCGGGGAATGTGTGGGGTTTTACATTGACTGAGGAGATACAAACAGAAAACCAAATAATAGAAAATCTAATTGACTCTTGTTATGGTTTTTACGGTTCTGATCCTGATACCAATGGAATTAAAGACCACGTTGAAAACTTTGAGAAATTTGAGGATTTTTAATTGGACTCTTTAACAGTTATACAAAACTTTGAGGCCGGACTTAAAGGATCTGGAGGCAATTATTTTACGGATGGAAATAGTTTATTCCTATTTGGAAATATGATCGCAAAACATACAGAAAACGGTATCATGTTTAGTCTTGCTGGATGGAATAGCCAAACTACTAAAAAAACACTTAGTCGTTTAAGTGGGGTTTGTGTACACACAAAAAAGGGTATTCTGTACAATAACGATCAGGAAATAAACGATCACGATTGGTATCCGGTTTTGCAGTCGGAAATTTTGGAGGAGGTGGAATAAAATGGTTTGGGTGAGTCCCTTCCAACTCTTTCAAGACAAAGTAGTGTGTTGGGAATGCAGAAAACAAAAACCTGTTTATATGTTTTGGTACAAAGTTGATCGTTGTTTCATGTGTAAAAACTGTATATTAGAATTCGAGAGGGAATTAAAAAGAGAGAGGGAATTAAAAAGAGAGAGGGAATTAAAAAGAGAGAGGAAATTAAAAAGAGAGAGGAAATTAAAAGGAGATTAAGATATGGAAAAATCAGAGCTAAAAGAATTTTCTAAGGAGGATCAAAAATTGATCAAAGAATTTTTAGAAAACGAACAGATGGAGCTTGAAGAAATAGAATGTACAGAGTCAGAATTTTATGAGACAGATGCGTTATTAATTGAGGCCTCAGGAAATTCAGAATATTATCTAGTGAGAGACTATGACTCATTCAAGGATAACGTAAGAGAATTCATGTACAACGATTACTCAGAATATCCTTATTTCTACACTGAGGGTATTAAATCAGGAGATATCGATCCTGTACATACGAGCTTTAAGGACTGGATAGAACAGATTCTAGACTATGATGGATTAGGGCAAATTTGCTCTAGCTATGACGGTTCAGAGAATGAGTTATCAGGTAATACCGTTTACTTTAGGACTAATTAAAATTGTATGATAAGGAATTCTACAAAGTCTTAAAGTCATTGGTCGAATCTGACGGTATTTCAGGAGAGGCATTAAAGGAGACTATCAAAGTTTTATTGGAAAACGTTGAGGATTCACCTCCTTTTTGCTCACTTTGTGACCATTGTATGGACTATTAAATTGACCACATACCCAAACATTGATCAAGATCATCCTGTACTCTGTACACAAAAGGAGACTTTAGAAAATTGACATATTCACTTAAAGAAGTTAAAACCGATCAATTATACATTGATCCTTTTACTTCTAAAGTAGCAAAATTCAACGATCAAAAAACTGCATTGATAACTTCAATAATGCTAATGACTCAACAAAACAGAGAGTTTAAGGTTATTGAAAATTGAAGCCTCAAACATGGAAAATGATAAAAGATCAACTTGAAGAAAATCTTAGAAATATGGATACTTGTTATGAAATGGAGTCTTACAAAGAAATGAAAACAGAAAACGAGACTATGGAATGGATCTGTAAATCTGAGGGCAAAGGTAAAGAGTTTCAAGACTGGTATGAAAAAATCTGTATTAGTATCGAATCTCAGG